ATATTGTCCAGTTGTACCTGATAATCCTCTTTCATTATATAAAAAGTATTCAACATATTCATCAACCACAGCTAAACTGTTTAGTGATGATGGCATTGGTGTGTCAGGTCTTTTCTTTCGTATCTCTCTAATCTTTTTGATCTTTCTTGGATCAATATATTTTAATTCTGTAATACCTTTTTTAGGACTTTCTCTATCTATAACTTTTTGATAAAATATTCTACCATCTACGTACCATCTTCTAAAGATGTCGTGTCCTTTGGTATTGAAATTCATTAACTTTAAAACTTCAACAAATTCATCTTCTATTTTTCTTCTTACTTCTTTTCCGTAAGGTAAATCTGTTAGATTAATTCTAACTGCGTCTTTTAATTCATTTGCGACAATTGCTTCATTGACAATATCTTCGATTGCCATATCGCATTCAGGGTGTAAAGCTATTTCTCTATATCTACGAATAAGGTCTTGCTCTGTTTTCGCAGTACCTTCCATATCCAAGTATGAACCAAAGTGACCTCCAGCATTGACCGTTTGTGTACCGTCATCTGCTTGTGCTGTTGTGAAAGCCTGTTTTGGATCAGCTTGTTTTTTTAATCTTGTTATCGAAAAGCCGAATAATTCTGCCATAATATCTCCTTGTACTACTACTTATAAGGGATTAAAAAGAGGGGCTCGAAAGCCCCTCTGATGTAATATTAAGTTGTAGTATTTGATTCAAAGTATTGGTAAGCAAACTCAACTGTAAAAGTTTCAACTTCAGTCTTTTCATCAAAGTCTAAAGCGATTTCACTTAAACTAACTGGGTATGCACCTCTTAAAGTATAAGACTTAATCGTATTACCGTTTCTATCTAAATGATCTACGAATGCATCAACTTGATAGTCAACAGGATTTGTTAATCCTTCATTGTCTGTCATATTGTTGATACCATTCTGCCATCTTTCGAAAGCATTTCTTAACTTAAAGTTAGTATCATTTAACACAGTGATAGTCCAGTTAGGGATTTCTCTATCTCCTGCGATTTTAACAGCTCTTCCTCTGAAGTTGACATTTATATTTGTCACCGTCATTGCGGGAATTGCTGCACCTCGGCATAAAAACGCTAAGTCTTCTATTTCGCCACCAACTTGTGCGTAACCAGGGAAAGGCATTGTTACCTTAAACTGATTGGCTCTAGCGCCACCGCCAGCAAGTTTAGCTTTGAAGTCATTAATGTTTGCCATTTTTTATTCTCCTCTTCTAACCTTACCCGCCTGCGACTTCTTCAAAAGCCACACCAGTTCTGGTTGCTACGAATTGTAAAGTGATAAAGTTGATACTTCTTGCAGGTTTCACAAAGATTTCTGCAACAAATTCATTTCTATCAATTACTTCGCCTGTGTTGTTAGTTTCATCACACACTACTAAAAAGTCTGTGATACCTCTTCTACCTTGTACTTCTCTTAGGAAAGGTTCTACAATGTTTCTAAAGTTTGCTCTTGTAAATTCGTCATTAAATTCAAAGAGTTGAAATTTAGAAGCAGTTGATATTGCCTTTTCTAAAGTGATGAACAATCGTCTGACATTGATTCTATCAAATGCACTTGGAGATGATAATCCTGTTTTGTCACCAAATAATACAGTACCTTGTCCAGGGAATGTAGCAACTGGATTTACTCTTTTAGGATATAATATATCTCTTTGTGATTTTGTAGGATTGTATGCAAGTTTAGCAGCGCCTCTTACAACACCTCTATTTAATCCAGCAGGTGAGTACCAAGAGTCTGCTAATATGTCTGTTCTAGCAGCCAATCCAGCAATGTCTCCGTTTAGTGGAACATATCTGTAAACGTCATTGTATCTGTCGTAACCGTATTTGTAACCACTATCAAATACAACATAAGAAGATGATCTGACACTATCAAAGAAGTCAGTTACATTACTTGTTTGTGTATTTGAGTTTGAAACATTAACAACGTCTGCTCTTTGTGGAGAAGCAAATACAACTGCGTCTTTTCTATTTTCTGCAATTGTAATTAAGTTGTCAACGTGTGTAGATGAACCACTTGGTCCAGCGATAATTAATCCTACATCAACTGTATCAGCATCTGCAAATTTTTCGTAAGCAGTTTTTAACTGACCATCAGTTACAGTAGAACCATCAGCACCACCAGATTGTGATTCACTAGTTGGGACATCAACAGCAGTGTATGTTGTACTAGCAGCTGCGTTACCCCAATTGGTTCCAGAAGTGTTATGATCCATCCAGAAAATGTAATTAGATTTATTCTGAATTACAGTTGGATAGTAATTAACATCTCCTTGAGGTGTTTTTGCGTCTGAAGCTTTTGAAAGTTTAGAATAAGATTCTAATACTGTTCCAGGAACTCCAGAAATTCCTCCATCTTCATCAACTACAACAACGTGTATTTCGTCATTAGCACCTGATCTAGTTGAAACGTAAGAAGAAGTACCTGGAGCACCATCTACTTGATCGTAGTATCTCCATTTTCTTTTGATTCTTGCGTCATCAACGACAGCAGTTATTAATCCACCAGCACCTCTAGGATGTTGTACAAGTGTTATTGACGTTGCTGATACAGCAGTTAATCTATATTGTTCGCCAGTTGTAAAGTCAGTTCCACCACCAGTTGATGAAAACTCAACTATATCTCCAACATTCAAATAGTTAGTTGCGTCTGTGTCAACAGTAACAGATGTAGCACCAGCAGCGGCACCTCCGTTAACTTGTTGAGCAGTAGTTGTTGTTTGTTCAAATGCGTTAGCACTTGGACAAGTTGCGACTAATAAGTTATTACCCCAAGCACCTGCTGATCTAGCAGCAAATGTTCCTACTGAACCTTGTCCAGCGGCATAATTATCTTCGTAGTCTTGTTTGTTCTTAACAAGTAAACCACTACCGTTTGATGTAGCGTTTAGTGTACTTGTTTGGGTAGCTCGTACTACTCTTAATGCGTTTGAATATTGTAGAAAGTTAGCAGCGCTGAAAAAATACTCAAAGTTTGTACTATCAGGTTTACCAAATGTATCTACAAGTTCTTGCTCACTAGAAATAGAAACTATCTCATCTAAAGGACCTTGCGAGAATTGACCAGCAACGGCACCAATAGAAGTTGATACTGCAGGAATGATTCTTGTTAAATCTTTTTCCTGTACGAGAACACCAGGTGATACTTGAAATGCCATAGTTTTCTCCTCTAATTAGCTAATTATCTTCATTTTATTCAAAATTCGTATTATTCATACGCCCATATTCAAATTTCATTCTTACTGATATTTATAATAACACAAAACCTAATGATTTTTACGCACCACAGGTATCCATCTGTCACCATATTCATCAATTGTTTCTTCATTCATTGGGTCTGTATTGACACCATCATCAACAAAACCAAAAGGCGCCATATCTTCTTCAATTAACTTTTGTTGCTCAGAGTACATCTGCATACGAGCATTTTGATTAGTTAATTCTTTAAAATATCCTTGATTAGATAACCAACCAAAGATAACTAAACACATCATTAAATCATCATTGCTACCTTCCTCAGCCTGCCAGGATTGACCTCTTTTTGCAAAAGTTGACATTTCCTCTATAATTTTAAAAGAGTTAATTATTAACTTATCTCCTTCAATAAGTGTTTTTAAATTAGCACATCCTACTCTTTTAATTTGTTTTGTCATTCTTACGCCCATAGAAGAACCACGTCCACTATACATAGCACCTAATACTTGTCCTGCACGACCTTTTTGTGTACACATTAAAACATTAGGATACTCTATCTCAAATTGTAGTGCCTCAGCAATCTGTTGACCTATATCGTTTACTTCAGTTAATATATGTGCTTCATTATAACTTTTTGCAACTTGTGATATGATATTAGGAAATACAAAAGGTTTTACTTCATTGTTTTTATAAATTGCAACTACTTTAAAAGGCATTTGTGTTACATCAAAAACTACAAATGCTGAATAGTCTTTATCTACTCCTCTTGCAACGTCAACAGTTATGACATATGTATTACCTTTTACAGGTTTCTCATATTGATAAACACCACCTGCTGAGTTTATAGGTTCTGCATAAACAGCATTTTTAATTTTCGCTGGTGATATTAGCGTGTTTACTGATCCTAAAAACTCACATTCAAACTCTTGTTGAAACTGCTCTGGTGATGTATTTCTTATGGTCATTTCTTTCCATTCATCATCTCTACCTGGAACCTCTGACCAATGTACTTCAATAGGTATGTAATCGTTTCTTTTCTTTTCTGCGTCTACCCATAATTTGTAAAACTGGTTCATACCATAAGGCGTAGATACAATAATCATTTTAGTTTTTTGTCCTGAAGATATTGTAGGATAAACGGAACTAAAGAACATCTCGGCAATGTT